CATCTAAACGGCAGAATACGCAGAATCCTATACTGGCCATATTCGTCTGACCGTCTCTAACATATCTCTATAACCAATGGCACTCAATCTATCCACACTGACTTCCAGCGCGACATCTGGTGACGTTCTAGCAGAAGCCCTGACGACCGCTGACTTCCTTGAGAACGTCCCAGTGTTACGCAATCTCTCGCGGAATTCCAACAAAGGCGGCGATGCGAAACAAGATGTGGCCCTAAACCAGCCTAAAGCGTTGCCGCTGGATGCTAATGGAAAAGGCTATCTGTATCTGTGTGGTGTTAGTGGAAACTATGCGAGCGTTCCTGACCCACTTGGTTCACTGGGGGATTTCACAATGCAGATTGACGGGCTTAATGCTGGGGCTGTTCGTCCAGATACTTTAAGCACTCTTATTTCCCAGTATGATAACAGCAGTGGGTTCGATGCGTCCTTTATTTTAAGGATTAATACGGATGGGACACTCAATTTAGTGTTGTACACAACTGCTGGAAGTGAATCTCTTACAAGTTCAGCGGTTCCTGCTAATACTGCCGGAATACAAGTTAAACGTGTCGGAACTATTGTAGAATATTTAATTGATACAGGCTCGGGTTTTAATATTCACGACACTGATACAAGTAATGGAATATCTTTAAGTAATGCTTCTTGCGATGTTCAAATTGGTGTGGCTAATACTGTCACTTCTCGGCTTAAAGGTAAAATTTCTCGTGCCATCATCTGGGACAACGGAACACAAGCAGGAGACCCAGTTCTAGACGTAGACTTCACGGCCACCAACATTCGCCACGGTGACACCAAGTTCAAATGCGCGACTGGTCAGGTCATAACAATCAACCAGTCCGGCAACGACCCAGCCACGGTTATCAAGAAGAGTGTCTTGCGGTTCGATGGTGTTAACGATGGGCTTCAAGGTCTCTTTGCTAATAACATAAACAGCGGCTATATGTTTGCAGCTTTCAGTGTGCTTGGAGATGGCGGTGACGATTATGGTCGCATATTTGGAGCTAACATAAATGGAGGCTTTGACTACCAAAACACCGGCTTCGCACTTCGCCGTTTAGTCTCAACGGAAACTTTGAACTTAAGGTATTCTGGCGGTTGGGGTGAAACTCATCAAAATCTTTTTGACGATGACCGTGGGGATTTGCTATTCGAATCTCGCCTTGCACCTAGCTCGCAAAAAAGTAAAGTCAACGATGCAGATGGAAACAATGGTGTGACCACACTTCCCGACACCGGTGTTGCTGCAACGGAATATTCTATTTCATCAGATTCTACTGGTGGTTCCAATCTCGCCATCGACCTAGAATACCTTGCATTATTCCCTGCGACCATCACCGACGCCCAAGCTGACTCAGTTCGTAATTATATTAATAATAGGAACAACGTGTTTAGTCTCATTGACTCACAAGGCTACTATTTCTTTGACCCGCAGATTTTCCCTATCGTTGACCCTGCTGCCTTTGTTTCTTACTGGAACGGTAATATTGTTGGTTCAGATAATACACTTAACGCTTCTGTTAGCCAATCTACAGTCAACGACCAGCCGACACGGGATGGCTACAAGGTTACATTTAACGACAACGCTGACCACCTTGTGGTTGCAAGTCCACTGTCAGGAGGGCAAGCAGGCTGGCAAATCGTAGGCACGTCACTCGGAACCTTTGCGTATCGCGTGAATGCCAATGCGGTCACTGAGTTGAATCTTTTGGGTAACTTTGGTAGCACGTTCCGCAAAACTGGTGATTTGTATGGTATTATACTTTTGCCCGAATCGGCAAGTTCTGCTGACATTGAGTCGGCGAGGAAACTCTTAACTGACAGAGGTGCTTCCGACGGCGACATAATCGGTATTTCTTTTTCATACGCATGGCTAGACCGAACCGACATTGTTGAATTTAAATCTATAAGACTTTCTAATACCATTAACTTTACAAGCGCATGGCATAACTCGACTTCACTCAGTTCATTTGGGGCCATTGACGCCAGCAACGGCTCAAACTTCTCGTCCGCATGGCGAGGCACTTCTGCCCTAACGTCATTCCCAAGCGGCGCAAAGCTCGGCACGGAGGCGACCAATGTGAACTTTACGAGCGCATGGCAGTCTAGTGGGCTTACAAGTTTTCCTGCGTTGGATTTAAGCACTGGCAGCAACTTTGCCAATTCGTTCACTTCGTCAGCTTTAACTTCATTTCCCGCTGGCATAAAAATGGGAACAGCAGCCACCGGAGACGTTCAGTTTACAGATACATGGAGAGACACTACGCTGAGTTCTTTCCCTGCTTTAGACCTCGGAAATGGTAAATTTTTTAATGGGGCGTGGAGAGATTGCGATGAACTGACCTCGTTCCCCTCAGACATAAAACTTGGCACCAATAAAACAGGACTGGCATTTCCAGACACATGGCGAGGTAGCGGTCTTGCAAGTTTTCCTGCTCTTGACCTTAGCACTGGCGCCTTCTTTAATTCTGCATGGCAAGGCTGCTCGTCCCTAACGTCATTCCCAGCTGGCGCAAAGCTCGGCACGAGCGCAAGCAATGTGAACTTTAGCGGCGCATGGCGGCAAAGTGGACTCACTTCATTCAGCACTCCGTTACCTACAGCAGACATTCTTGTAGCTTCTTGGCGTGACTGTTCTTCAATGACTAGTTTTTCTGTCGCAGAATTACCGTTAGCAACCGACTCAAGACAATCATTTTTAAACTGTGATTTTTCTACTTTTTCAACAGAGATTCCCAAGTCAAAAGCTTTTCAATATTGCTGGTCTGGATGTTCCTCACTCACAGACTTCTCGGCTGATGTCCTTGCTAACTGGAATCCTGTAAGTCTTTACGATAGTGTCTTTGATGAAACATGGGCCAACTGCACGTCACTCACCGCTCAATCGGTCGAGAACATTCTTGTCTCCATCGACGCATCTGGCAAATACGCAACGACTAACGGAGCATCTGGTGGTTCTGCTTTGGCTGACGCTGGTATCGACATCGACTACAACACAGCCACTGGCACACCAGCATACTCTACACTTGCTTCACTCAAGGCCAAAGGCTGGAGCATCATTGTTAACAACGTAACACTTTAAAATAATGAATGACGCAACTCATCTATTCTTCCGCTTCAGCAACGAAGCTTCCTACGAGACACTCACGACCGCTAGTAACACCGCAAGGAACCTACCAGACGAACAAAGCGAACGGTGGTTGGCATTGTGGGGTAACACTTTCTTAGACCCTGAGACCAACAGCGACAGGTTGTATTGTGTGAAACGCAGTGGCATCCTTGAGTCCGATAACTTTGACCTAGAGGGCATCGAAGAGATTAACCTTGAGACATACCTACAACGCCTAAGCTGGGAGCCACCTATCGAAGAAGACCTAGAGCTTCTCGACGAACTAGAACTGATAGACTAATGGACGAACAACAAGAACCACTTACAGACATCGAACAGTCACGAGCTGACACAGGGTTTCGTTATTACGTAGTGCAGCCCGACGAACTCTACACGGGACTTGTTGCAGCCGTAGACTCAGACCGTGGCTATCCGAACAAGCAAGGCACAACGATCACCGGACTTCCACCTGTTGAAAGCCTGGCTGAAGCTACTGATGGTAGTGGACGACTTATAGCCATCGACTGCTGGAGATTCACCGCTAACGATGACGCGATGCTTGAGGGTTCCGAGGGCGTCCAAGAGCTTACTCAGTTAGAGTTCTTGTCGATCAAGCCTGAGCCTGAGGAAATTATTTAATATTATACCTTTATGAAATTCACCACTGCCCAAGCGGTCTACACAAGCCTCGAAGGACACCGCTATCAATACCTAGATCGCGCACGGTCCTGCTCGAAGCTCACGTTACCCTACGTCATGCCCGACGAAGGCCACGGACCACACAGCAGACTAGACACACCTTTTCAGGGCGTTGGGGCTCGCGGAGTAAATAACCTCGCCTCTAAATTACTGTTAGCACTCCTTCCGCCTAACGCCCCGTTTTTCCGATTGAACATCGACAGTTACGCCCTGGCTAACGAAGGGGCACCTGAAGAGTTGATCTCTGAGATCGAAGAGACACTCCAGAAAGTCGAAGAGTCAGTCATGGATGAGATTAGTCGCGAGGCGTATCGCACAGCGATTCACTCAGCGCTTAAACACCTGATTATCACAGGGAATGTCATGCTGTATCTTCCTGACGAAGGGGGTATCCGGGTGTTCCACTTAGATCGCTTTGTCGTCGATAGAGACCCAATGGGCAACGTGACCCACATCGCTACCAAAGAGAACATCAGTTACGACGTGCTCGATGAAGACATCAAGGCCCAGATTGCAACTAACGGCGGACAGCCGACCGATGAGGTTCACTTGTATACTGCTGCTTGTCGCGATGGTGATGAATTTATTATATATCAAGACATTAACGGTGTCGCACTGGAGAGCTCAGGGGCACGAGTTAACAAAGCGAAGAACCCGTTTATACCGCTGAGGTTCTCACGGATCGACGGTGAAAGCTATGGACGTGGATACGTCGAGGAATACTTAGGTGACCTACAGTCACTTGAAGGACTCTCACGGGCAATCCTTGAGGGTTCTGCTGCGGCGGCTAAGGTTATGTTCTTGGTTAATCCTAATGGCACCACGCGTGCTCGGACACTCGCAGAAGCCCCGAGTGGCGCGATAGTCCAGGGTAACGCTGCGGACGTAACGACCTTACAGCTCAACAAGATCGCAGACTTCAGGACCGCTGAGTCGTCGATTAAGGTTATTGCTGACAGGCTCGGCGCTGCCTTCTTGTTAACCTCGAATGTCGTAAGACAAGCTGAGCGTGTTACTGCAGAAGAGATCAGGATGTTATCCCAAGAGCTTGAGTCAGCGTTAGGTGGTTTATATTCATTATTATCAAACGAGATGCAGTTGCCATTTGTTAACAGACTGATGGACGTAATGAAGAGCAAGAAGAAGCTCCCTGCGTTACCTAAGGACATTGTTAACCCAGTGATCATCACCGGGGTCGAGGCGTTAGGACGAGGGAACGACTTACAGAAACTTGACTTGTTCTTGGCAGGCGCTGCGCAAGTCGTAGGCCCCCAGGCGATCGCTGAGTTCGTCAATGTGAGCCAGTATTTCCAGAGACGTGCGACAGCGTTAGGCATCAAGACTGCAGGACTTGTTAAAGACGAGCAGCAGATCCAAGCTGAACAACAGCAGGCCCAACAGATGGCCATGATGCAGCAAGTAGCCCCACAAGGCGTCAAGGCACTCGGCGACCAAGCTTTAGAACAACAAAGGCAACAAGGAGTAGAAGAACCCACTGAATAAAAATGGCAGAACTACAAACGAGCGAGACCGTTGAACCGTCCGTTCAAGAACAAGCAGCTGTTGACTCTACGGACTCAATGGCACAGGCCTGGGATGATAACCAGGAACAACTAGCGCAACAGCTAGGACAACAAGAAGACACACCGCAACCTGACCGCCCTGAGTGGTTACCTGAGAAGTTCTCGAGCGTCGAGGACATGGCGACTGCCTACCAGGAACTAGAGAGCAAGCTTGGGAACCCTGAGGCTACACCAGAGCCTGAAGGTGAACAACCTGAGTCTGTCAGTGCTATCAACGCAGCCACTGATGAGTTCATGGAGTCCGGTAAGTTAAGCGATGAGACCTTTGAGGCCTTAGAGAAATCTGGGTTACCAAAGCAACTTGTCGAGTCTTACATTGCAGGACAACAGGCAATCGCTGACACACAGGCTAACGAAGTCTATGGGTCTGTTGGTGGTCAAGAAGGTTACCAAGCGATGGCTGAATGGGCCACAGAGAACCTAGACGAAGGTTCACTTGATGCGTTTAACCAGATCGTTGAGACTGGCACTGTTGAGCAAGCTAAGGTGGCAGCACAAGGCTTGTATTCACAGTTCCGTGCTGCTAGCGGGGGAGCCCCTAAGTTAGTCCAGGGTCAAACCAATGGGCAGGCTGTTGTTCCCTTTACGTCTTCGGCTATGGTGTCGCAGGCCATGAGTGACCCGCGTTACAAGCAGGACCCAAGTTACCAAGCTGAAGTTCACCGCAGACTCTCTGTGTCTGACATCCTATAATAATAATAATAATAAACCCATGAACCTAATCAACTACATCGTAGACAACAAAGACACCCTCATTAGCACACTTACGGCTATCGTTGCAGCAGCATCAGCTATCGCAGCGTTAACACCGACACCTGCTGACGACGGTTGGGCAGCGAAACTCTACAAGGTCGTTGATTGGCTCGCTCTTAACGTAGGGAAAGCCAAAGACAAATGATTGGGTCTATCGTTAGATTACTTATAGCCTTCCCGTCACTGGGGAGGCTTTTTCTTTCTATAAGAGATGAATACACTAAAGAGCTTGCTAATCGCAGGCACACTCGTAATCGCATCCTTATCAACAACTGGGTGCACGACTCTGAGGCCAAGCCGGATACCCGAGATGATCCAGAGGCTTGATACCCATGACTTTGACAAAGAGGAGAAACAAACGATCTCTGCGTTACTTCACTACATTAACTACCTAGAGAATGAGTTGTAGAGCATGGTTTACTGATGACGCACAGTTACCCCCGGCTGACCCAGTGTTAGCCATATGTGTCGGCCACAGTCGATACAATGACATGGGCGCTGTTGCGTGTGACGGAGAGACCAACGAGTGGACGTATAACCTACAGGTCGCTAAGTCTATCAAAGAAGAACTTGATGACGCTGGTGTTCCCTCAGTGATTGTCCACGAGTATACCGGAAACAATTACGCAGAGTCTATGGAGAACCTGAGTGCTGATCTCAAGGCCCTCAAAGTTAACGCTGCGATCGAACTACACTTTAACGCGGCGACACCTGCGGCACATGGCAGCGAGATGCTCTACTGGTATAAGTCTAAGAAGAGCGAGAAGTTAGCCAAGTGCCTCCAGGATCAAGTAGTGAATACCTTCGGTGTCAAAGACCGAGGGGCTAAACCGAAGACAGCGAAGAGCCGAGGAGCTAAGTTCCTAAGGGAAACGCATTGCCCTGCCGTGATCACTGAGCCGTTCTTTGGCTCCAACGAAGAAGACTGGGAGATGTTTAAAGACAGCTTTGACACCTTAGGTTCTTCTTTGGCAAAAGGATTTATTAATTATTATAACAATGAAAAGACAGGGAGTCAGTCTCAGGAAAGAACACAAGTCTAAGAAGGGAGGCCTCACAGAAAAAGGCCGTAAGTATTACAACAGTAAGACTGGGAGTAAACTTAAGAAACCTCAGCCTGGTGGTGGTCCCCGTAAGAGATCGTTCTGTGCACGCATGAGCGGCGTTAAGGGCCCTATGAAAGACGCTAAGGGACGCCCTACACGCAAAGCGTTAGCACTAAGGCGCTGGAAATGTTAAAGATTATGTATAATAAAAACAAAGTTAAACGAAAAGGCCTTCGCATCAAAAAGAAGAAGTGAAAGAACAAGTAACCTTCAGTTGAAGCATGGCTAAAATATGTCCTAAAGGAATCGCATGGGCTAAGCGCACGTTCGATAAGTATCCGAGCGCTTACGCTAACATGGCGGCATCGAAATACTGCAAAGACCCTAACTACGGTAAGGGCAAGCGGTCTAAACTTAAAATCAAAAAGAAACGTGGGTGAACTAGCAAACTGGCGAAAGCAGAACTGGGTCCGAATAGGCACCGACGGTAAAATCAAAGGACCATGCGGAACCTCAAAGAACAAGAAAAATCCAGACAGATGTCTTCCATCATCGAAAGCGAAAAGCCTAAGTCAGACACAGAGAGCCTCCACTGCACGCAAGAAGAAACGTGCTGGTGCGAAGGGGAAGCAGTTTGTTGCAAACACCCCTGCTGCCCGTGTGAAGCTGCGGATCAAGAAATAGAGCTTGAAGACATCGCTAGGGTCGTCTTTTTGGACCACGCGCAAGACTTAGGGAAGCCCCTGGTCTGCACTGTCTACGGAGTCATTGAGCATATAGATAAAACATTTATTAATATTACATCGTGGCATCCGACATACGAAGACGACGATGACACCAACAGAACCACTTATACTATCATCAGGAGCTGCATAAGACAGCTAGATGTATTTAACTAAAATTTTCCCTGAGTCTAACAAACCGAAGTAACTAGACTAGTAACCACCAAGCCCGATGCGTCGGACAACTTGCGGCGAACAGTAGAAACTAAAGTCCACAGACGAAAGAAACCAAAACTATAACTATAACTTATTATGGCACTATCTAATAATCCCACCATTCCGGGTAAGGTGAATGGCACTGGGGCACGCACTGCACCTGCTGGCGCTTTGTCAGCTGACGCAGCGTTGTTCCTTAAAGTATTCAGCGGTGAGATTCTCACTGCGTTCAACGAAACGAACGTAGCTAAAGACCTCATCATGACTCGCACTATCTCTAGTGGTAAATCTGCTCAGTTCCCTGTCACAGGTAACGCTGACGCCAAGTATCACAAAGCCGGGGACGACCTCCTGGGCTCTGGTAACTACTTGTCTCAGATTGCTCACAACGAGAAAGTAATCAACATCGACGACATGCTTGTCGCTTCGTCTCTGATTCCACGCATTGATGAACTGAAGAATCACTATGACCTTCGTTCTATCTACTCTGCCGAGCTTGGTAAAGCCCTCGCTAAGCGCATGGACCTTCAGATCCTTAAGACATTGTTCGCTGCTGGTCTCACCACCACTGCTAACTACACTGGAGGACCTACAGGAACTGAGCTTATCGGAGCAGACACTATGACTGCTGGAGGACTTGTTGAAGCTCTCTTTGAGTGTGCACGCACCCTTGATGAAAAAGAAGTCCCATCAGAGGACCGCTTTGCTATCTTGACTCCTCTTCAATACTACAAGCTGCTTACTGCTGACAACGTAGCAATCAACAAGGACACCTCAGGTGGCTCTGCTGATTCTGCTAAAGGTAGCATCGCTGAAGTTGCAGGAATCAAGCTCTACAAGAGTCCACACCTTGAAGGAGTCCAAGTCGGCGCCTTGAACGGTGATGACGCAAACGTAGCGAACTCGCCATTTGAGAACACCGCTGTTAACAACGACGACGCTGGTTACAACGGTGACCTCACAGGCCTTGCGCCTACGCAGTCAGGTTCTGACGTTGGTAATGTCGGCTTCGTTGCTGGACACTCGTCTGCTGTTGGTTGCGTTAAGCTTCTCGACCTTGCGACTGAGTCTGAGTATCTGATTGAACGTCAGTCTACTCTCTTTGTTGCTAAGTATGCAATGGGCCTCGGCGTTCTTCGCCCTGAGTCTGCTGTTGTGGTTAACACCACTTCATCTGCTGCTAGCTAATAGCACACACTAAATTCATGCCTCGTCCTCATTAAGTTGGGGACGGGGTATTTTTTCATTTTATTAATATTATTATGCCACTCACTACAGAACTCGAAGCTGTCAATACGATGCTGAGCACCATAGGTGAAAGCCCCGTGACTCAGATCACTGTCACTACCTCACTGCCTATCTCTGCGGTCACCGCGATCACTGTGTTAGACGAAGTTAGTCGCGAGGTTCAGTCAGAGGGATGGCACTTCAATACGGTCAATAAGCAGACGCTTAGCCCTAACAGTAGCGATGAGATTGTTCTCGCGGCTGACATTATGCACGTAGATACCCTAGATCACTCTAAGGACATTGTGCAACGCGGCGGTAAACTGTTTAACCGTGAAGACAACACCTTTACTTTCACAAGTGACATTGACGTCAGGTTGATGTTCCTTTTAGATTTCACTGATCTCCCTGAACAAGCACGGAGATACATCACACTCAAAGCCTCAAGGGTCTTCCAGGCACGCACCGTCGGGTCTCAGGAGCTTGAGCAACAGATCCTACGGGATGAACTCAAAGCACGCTATAACCTCGAAGAAGCCGATGGCCAAGGAGCCGACAGGACTATCTTTGATAACTATGACGTTGCGTCTTGCCTCGGGGTCAACCGAAACTACGACATTCTCTAATGCCATTAATCAATACATCATTACCAAACCTTATCCAAGGGGTTAGCCAGCAGCCTGACGCCACACGGTTCTCGGGACAATGCGACGAACAGGTTAACTTCATGAGCAGTGTTGTTGATGGATTAACAAAACGCAACGGCACTAGGTTTGTTCAAAGACTAGGTGCTCCTGGTCTTACTCTTTCGGAAGATAGCTTTATTCACTTTATCAACAGAAGTGAAACTGAGCGATACGTATTGCTACACGATGGCGCTAAGATCTACGCTTACAATGTCCTCAGTGGGGACGAGGCGACTATCAACGGAGTCTCAGGAGGACTATTAACAGCGTTCTCTTACCTAGACATCCCATCGTCGGTCGGAACCCCCCGTAGTCTTCTTAGGGCCTCTACTGTTTCTGACGGCACCTTTCTTGTTAACCGTTCTAAGACAGTAGCGACAGACCAATCGTCTCGTGCCCCTGACTTAGACAAAGAAGCGCTGATTTTTATTAAGCAAGGAGACTACGAAAAGAAATACGCGGTAGACCTTACTTATTCTACTACGTCGCCAGTCGCTGCACAGGTAAACCTTACATATAGCAGGACGAGCAACAGGGGGAACTCACGATACGTGTTAACATCCGTCGGCTCTATTGCTAATGGTGGACAAGGGTATACTAACGGCCAAACTTATACTGTTGTTAGTTTCCCTAGTACTTACAGCTCAAAGGTTGTTAGGACTATAGGTGACGTGGATGCAACTCTAGTCGTAGGCGTTACAAACGCAGCAACAGGAGTAGTTACTTCCGCTTCAGTTGGGAACATAGGGCCTGCACTGAGCATCGGAGCCAATGAAAACGTAGGAGATACTATTTCAATAACAGTTACACTGGAACTAGGGGAAGCTGTGGCTACAGCAGGGACAGCTACTAGTAATGTGTCTATAACTTCAGGACCATCCACAGGCACTACTCCAGCAGTGAACGCAGACACTTCAGTTATTGCAGGCTTATTAAACACTGCGCTTACCTCTCCGCTTGGTTCTGATTTTTCTAAAACCATCAACGGAAACCTCATTGTCTTGACCAGAGCATCAAACAAAGGAGACTTTGAGATCCGAGGCCACGACGGTCTCGGCGACGGCGCACTCGGCGTTGTCTATAAGGAAGTCGGTTCGATTACTGACTTACCACTCTACGCTAAAAATGGCTTTATCGTTAAAGTCCGGGGAGACCAAGAGTTATCTGCTGACGACTACTACGTTAAGTTTGAGACAACCGACGGACAAGACATAGGGAACGGTGCGTGGGTCGAGACGTTCGCGCCTGGACAACTTAGGAGTTACGATAATTCCACGCTGCCTCGATTAATTATTAATACATCATTAAACAAGTTTGAGATCAATGAGATCAAAACGGCCCCTAAGTTTGTAGGCGATGAGATCTCTAATCCGTTCGCTTCGTTTGTCGGTAAGAACATACAGAACAGTGTGTTCTTCAAGAACCGCTTAGGGTTTATCTGTGAAGGCAACGTGATACTCTCAGAGGCGGGACTAGGCGCACGTAATAGCTCAGGGGACTTTGAGTATAACTTTGGACGGACCACTGTCACAACCCTTCTCGACTCAGACCCGATTGACGTCATTGTTGAGGCGCAGCGTGTCGTTAGTCTTACTGCAGCCGCTACGTCCCAAGAGAACCTCATACTGTTCTCAAATAACGGACAGTTTGTTCTCAAAGGCGAAGACCTACTGACACCTAAGACGGTCTCAGTGAAGCCTATTACTAACTTTGAATACAACGATGAGACCGACCCTGTGTCTGTCGGTTCATATATTTATTATCCATTTGACTTAGGGAACCACACAGGTATCCGAGAGTTTTCGCTCAACAAGACCACTGACGTCTATGAGTCCAACGAGATCACTGAGCAAGCTCCTCGGTATATTCCTAAGGACATTACGTATTTCTCTGGGTCGCTCTCACAGAACCTACTGGGCGTCTTGTCCAAAGACGAAGACCAGTCTCTTTACATGTATCGTTACTTCTTTAGCGAGAACAAGAAGGTTCTGAGCTCATGGTTTAAGTGGGACTTTAACATGAAGATACGAGGCTTTGAGTTTATTGACTCAACGCTTTACTTGATTGTCGCTAACCCCACAACAAACATTCCCTCTATAGTTAGTGTGCCTTTGAACTTTGACGGAGAAGACGAAGGGCTTGCGACTTACACAGCTAACGGATCTGCGTTAACCACATCAATCGCAACAACACCTGAGGACAATGTCACTCACTTAGACATGCGTATTCCAGCAATAATCTACAATGATCAGGTGAAGTTTCCTACGTTTACCGCCGGTAGCACTAAGCCTCTTAGAGAAAACATTAGCACATTTGTAGTTGGAGGTACATCCTATAGTCCCTACTTAGCTGCCTCTGATATTAAGGTATACACTGACAGGGGTGTAAATATACCAGTGACAGTTACTACTTCCGGCGGTGTTACTTCGCTCGCCGTGACCACCACAGGCGTATGGGATGACTACACGTCGGTCTGGGTAGGCTATGAGTTCACCAGTGCCTACACGTTCTCTGAGCAGATCTTTAAGGCCCAGGCAGGACAAGCTCGGACACCTAACGCTTCGGCTAAGCAGTTCATCAAGAACCTATCGCTTTACCACACGCAAACTTCAGACTATAAGATCAAGGTGACACCAGACAAGCGCAACACGTATACTAACGAGTTTCCTGAGTCGTTCACGTCGTCTGGTGGTTCTTTACAGATTTTACGCACTGAGCTCAAAGACGGATTCTTCAGGGCCCCCGTGTTTACCTCTAGTGAAAACGTAGAGATCAAGCTGGAGAACGATGGGGCTAAGCCTAGTAACTTCCAGTCCGCTGAGTTCGAAACCTTTGTGCACACACGGTCAAGTCGATATGGAGCCTAGTAGGACTTACGGAGACTGTTCGATCGTCCAGGCGGCGATACACCATGTCCATGAGCTCAAAGATAACCTGAGGCCCCACGATGCCCTAGAGTGCACACTCCTAGGCAGCACGCCAAAGAAAGCCTTAATGTTAGCCTTAACGACCGACAGGTCAACTTACACGGCGCTCGATGGAGACAAGAAGCCGTTCGCTATGTTCGGCTCAGGGCCTACTGAGAACGGTGGTTATATCTGGATGCTTGGAACGCCGGATGTCACTAAGCACCGTAGGCACTTCATAAGAGCATCGCGTGACTGGGTGCAATATATCTCTAAGCCCTTTGGGGTCACCTCTAATGTGGTGCTCAAAGACAACAAGATGGCCATACGTTGGCTCAAGTTCTGTGGCGCTAAGTTTCTACGCGAAGTAGAGATCTCGTCTCAGGCTTTTTACGAATTTATTATTACAACTAAATAAACTACTATGTGTTTACCATTAGCATTCGGTGCAGCAGGTTCTGCGCTACTCGGCGGAAAAGTGGCCGCTACGTCGCTATTAGCGAAGTCCGTAGGGACAGCTTCTATACTCGGTCCGATAGCCCAGGGTATGCTGAGTTTCGGCGCACAGGCCCAACAAGCCCGTATGCAAGCCGAAGCACAGAAACGAGCGTCGATCGCTGAGAACGCACGATACATGGCGCAGATCTCGGCGACACGTCAACAGCAAGCCGCTGATGCACTCAGGGTAGCCCAAGAGGTCCAGCAGGCAAACAGGGCGAGCATGGAGGCCATGGCGAGAAAACAAGTGGCCGCAGGGGCCGCAGGTATCAGCACTGAGTCTGCGAGCTACCTGGCTGAGATGAGAGACCTAGAGAGACAAGTAGCTGAGCATAGTTTTGCCTTTGAGCAACGTCAGACCCTGGCTGACCAGTCGTATGAACTTAAAGCTCGTGACCTGGGACTCCAGACTCAACAGAATTTTATTAATATTAATAGACCGATTGACCAACCAGACTTCTTAGGGACAGCCTTGACGTCGGCACTTGGAAGCCTCGAATCTTACTCAAAGGCAAAGAACCGCGAGCTTACAATCGGAAAGCAGGCGCCAGGAATAACAGAAACAACCGGATAAACTAGATGACACCACAAGAACTTCTCCAACAACAACGCCGTCAGCAGGTCGATTTTAACTTATCGTTGCCTAGTGTTACCTCGCGTGAAATACAGGCAGGACAGTATTCGGTGGCGGTCCAACGGACACCCAAGGCCGAACAGACGACGCTAGGACGCCTCGCAGATGCCTTAGGTAAAGTCAACCCGATCATCGCGAAATACGGTGACGCCCAGATCGCAGAGAACGAAAGACAAATCTTAGATGTCCAGCAGCAAATCGCGAGCATGGACCCTGCCGAAAAAGAGAAACTGTTGGCACGCCCAGAAGCCGAAGTGAACCTCTCTAAGGCCTTCAGGGACGACTACGAGCTTAACCCTGTAGCAACCTACCGCGCCAAGATGTTGTTGGGCGCAGAGAAGAACGTGGAGTTTAACGCAGTGCTCACTGAGCGCATCGAAGAGTTCAAGACTAAGTTTCTTAGAGAAGAAGGAGACAAGCCGAGTTACAGTCAGATCAGTGAAGCGATCAATGAGATCACCGACGACTACCTAACGAACGACCCGACTCTCAGTGCAAACGCTATTATGCGGACCGGGTTCTTACAGGAAGCCTCTGTTAATATTAATAAATTAAAACAGACGTTACCTTCAGCTATGGCCGAAGAGCATAAACAAGAAGTGCTCATGCCGAACTTAGCGAGCTCACTGGCCCGGACGTATAAACCACAGGACGGAACAGACCTAGTGAGACTTAAGAGTCAATGGGACAATTTTAGTAGCAGTTTGTCCCGCTCAGAACAGATAAAGGTCATCGATTCGGCGCTCGGTATCCTTAACTTCGACAGCGGCACCAAGGAACTAAACGACGGCATTGCGTTCCTTGAGGACATGAGAGACGCAGGGGTAACCATTGGTAACCAAGCGATCGACTCAGCGTCTGGTAACCCCTTAGGCGAAAGCTTTTACTCGACGAAAATAGACGATCTTAAAGAGATGGCGCTTAAGGTGCGGAACAAAGAGAAAGCAGAGGCTTTATCTAAAGCTAACGATTATGAGATGAGCATGAAGAAGCGTTTCGCTAAGGCTGCAGACGACAATTACAGTAGCGAAGAGCCTTATGTCCTTGATATTCTTGAGAAAGAAGAGGCATACATAAAATCTTTAGACGTAAGTGACTTTGAAGAAGCAGAAAGGTTAAAAGGGTTAGACAGGGCTTATGTCAACGGGTTCAAAGAGCTAAACGACGACATCGATGAAATGGAGTCAGCAGCAGACAGTGGTAAGTCTGGGGTTTCAGTGTCAGAAGTCAAAGGAGACTTCAGATCCACCTTAGTAAAGACAGTTCTTAACGAACTAGAAGCCGGAACATTCAAAGGTGTAGATGTTAAAGAGGCACTAATCGTTGCTGGGGGAGACGAGAAAGCAATAGACTCATATAAAGACGTTGACTATGATATAATAGGTCTAGGACCCGAGCTCCGTCGCATTGAAAACAAATACCTCCAGTTATACAAAGATAAACGATCCTATGCCATAGACAAGATAGCGCGTCTAAAGCCAGGCGAAGAGTTAACACTACCTGACTCCACTGAATCATTTAGTATCGGTGAAAACGATAATATTAAAAATAAGAGGAATGCTATACTGGCTGAATACATGACCTCACTTACGGCGGGGATTATTAACGACTCTAAAGTGGAGTTGCTAGACACTATCAAAAAAGAAAAAGAGGATAAGGCCGCTGAACAGAAAGAGCAAAAAGAAGAAACAGCGCGAGTCCAAAAGGAAAAAGAGGAGCGCGAAGCGAGGACAGTGAAAACCAAAGATTCTATAGCTAAATCAAGCGAAATGATCAGCGTTGCTGGTGATAATACTTTTTCGTTTAAGAGACTTATAGGAACAGCTTTTAAAGAACAGGCCGTATCCATAGCGCCCTTTAATGTTTTTAGGGCCTATGAAAAGACACCGTTTAAAATGTCGGATCTCTACGATGCAGTAGAGCACACTATTAAATACAATCCGAATTCACCTGAAGATATGCAGGTGATTATAGACGATATATCAGAGATATACACTGAAGCCGTTCCTACTATACGAAGAAACCTGGCTAAAACTAAAGAATTACAACGTAAAAGGTTTAATCCTAACGATGCTGTTGGGCAGCGATTTGCAAAAGAGCGCATGAAAATCACTGACAACGTATTGAGAGCACGGCGTTTATTCCAAGGATACACTTACGATGAAGTTATAAAAGCAGTAAGCAACGGGGAAGGAGAACCAGGGTATCTATCGGAAGGCGTGGTTCTGCGAAATCCTAAAGAATTTTTTAGGTTTGAGTTTTCGGGGCTAGGAGCGCCAGGGCCGTATCAACCTAGCGTGTTAGAATACAAAGCAAAAGCGATGCTAAAAGACGCCACTGATGAGCAGATAGTTGAACTAGCGGGAATTCTAGGGTTAGAGCCCGAGAGAATTAAAGGGTCCCAGAAGAGGCGCAGCGATTACATCCTAAACAAGAAACCTAAGAAAGCTAAAGAGCCAGAGGTTAAGCCTGAAGTTAAGCCAGAGGTCACACCAGAGGTTAAGCCTAAGGTTACACCAGCGGTTACACCTAAAGCTCGCCCACCTATCCGAACAACGGCTGAACTTAAGAAAGAACAGGAAGAACAACTAGAGTTGAATCTCGATGAACCTATAAAGACTGATCCTACAGTAGAAGCTAAAGTAACAGGAACTAAAGGTAACATTTCGATCTACTCACCTCAAAAAGGAGGCGATAAGATGGAAGGCGGATACCCGTCGTCACGTCCAGGGCCTGATGGGAAGTTTTTAGTTCGAACCGTTCAAGAGTATGCTGAGGGTAAGTATGATTACATAACACTCGCAGGGAATCCAGCTTTCTATAATAAAGAATATGTTATACCTGCTCTTCCTTATAAAGATCCTAAGACTGGCGAGAAAAAGACATTCAATAACGTAAGGGCTATTGTCCACGATACGGGTGAGATGTTTAAAACAGCACCAGAATTCCGCTTTGATATTCCGCTTGGTAAAGACTTAAAAAGGGAGGAAATGGAAGATTATGAACTTCTTCTTAACACGAACGGAATATCATATATCCCGGCTGTTGAGCCTAGAGATTCAGAACCTGTAGACGCAGACGACAACCTGTCAGATGACGGAGCGTTAAAAGGCACCGGGCTTCTACCTCGAATAAATTAAATAATATTAAACACAACGTAACACACTTATGGCCACAGAAGACAGCTTAATGCCACCAAACGAAGAAGAAGACGACTTGTTCCTCGATATTGTTAAAGCTCCATTCCGGGGTATTGAAGGCGCAGTGCAAGGAGTCTACAATTTCGTAGACTATGCTACCGGAGATTTTCTCCCAGACTATGACCAGCGGGGGCTTGGACGTTCATCAACGATGGCCGGGGGTATTGTAGAAGGTATCTCTCAGTTTATCACTGGGTTTATTCCTGTTGCGGGAGTGCTAGGTAAAGCAGGTCAGGTGGTTAAAGCTAGGAAGATGTTTGGTAGTGACGTCGCAAAACAACTACTGAAACGAGGCAACCAGATCCCTGCGAAACAAATGGCAGCGATCAATAAGACATCCAAGAAAGCCTCGTTCGCTAAGAACTACGCGGCTGGTGTCGGTGCAGACTTCCTGGCGTTCAACGGACAAGAAGAACGATTGAGTAACTTCCTGTATCAGTATGAAATGTTCCAGAATCCGGTCACTGAGTATCTTAAGGCTACCGGAGACGAGACGGAAATTGAAGGTCGCTTCAAGAACGTTTTGGAGGGTATGTTTATTGAGATTGCTGCTACGCCTCTGTTAATCCCGTTCTTTAAGAGTATTAAATTAATAAAAAATAGAGGGAAGCTAGTGGCCGCGGGGATGGACCCTGAGGAAGCTACTGAACAAGCATTGTCAAAGTCTGACCTGACACAAGACGAGCTGTTCAGTGCAAACGAAATAGAAGCCCCTAAGGCAAAGCGCCCAGGTAGTAAAGTCAAAGGAGAAGAGGAGCCTGATATTGAAGCAGAGAAAATTGAAGACGAGCCTGACGAACCTAGTGGCTTTGATGGCCTAGATCAACAAGAGTTTCAATTTAGGCTCGACGCTGACTCAGAGAAATCTCTTGGCTTTGCTAATACGCCACTCAGAGACGGACAGAAATTAAACCCAGAGGCCGAAGCAAAAGCAACAAAGCTTAACAGAGCACTAGCCCAAGACATAAGCGTAGGCGGTAAGCAAGCGCTGATGAGTAACATAAGGCTCGTGTCGTCTGAAAGTGACTTATTGCCTCTTGTTCGTGCATTGTCTACCAACCAGACGCTTGAGGCTATCGAAAAGGGAACGCTCAAAAAGACAACTGAGAAAGATATTCTCCAAGAGTCAATGGATCTCTCGGATGCGCTTGGTGGCAATAAGAACTCTATTGAGGCTGAGTATAAAAAGCTAAAGGCACGCGGAGATCAATACGCTGATCAGTTCAACAAGGACCAGATGGCTATTAAATATTTAAATAATACATTAGCACGCAAAGCCCATGACCTTGCTATTGAAACCCGAGGGTTAACCAAAGGAACCGACGCCTACGATGAGAAGTTCACTGAGATGCTCTTCCACCTTAATCTTACTAATGCCTCACAGAACCTGTTTGCACAGTTTGGACGCACTGCTTCACTAGGAATGCTCCAGCGTAAATACATGTATAAACAAATCAAAGGCAAGAAGATCGACCCACTGCCTGACAAGCTGACCCCACAAGACATCGCTAAGTTCCGCGATCATCGCTTGGGTAGCATGAGCGACGAGAAACTCTTGGACCTCGTGGCCAACGCTAAGACCGGAGACGACATAGAGCACGGACTCAATAAGATCGCTAAGGGCGGACTAGGCAGCAACATGATGAACATGGTGCAAGAATACTGGATGAATTCACTGCTCTCAGGTCCTACTACACAACTAGTTAACTTGATTGGCTCTGCGGTAACTTATGCCGTAGGGACCGTCGAGAGAACCCTAGGCAGCGCGTTGTCAGGTAACTTTGCGCTCACTCGCGCTACCCTACAGTATTCGTTTAGTATGCAAGCCGTCGCCGATGCTTTCAAGTTGTCAGCACGAGCCCTAAAGAACGGAGAGGCCATCTCGATCCCCGAGGCAAGGCTATTTGACGACAGAGCGAGCGCGCGTAAAGCTATTAGTTATTCTCCTCCAGGGGGTGATAATGCTATATCAAGCACCTTTAACTTCTTGGGGGAAGTAGTGCGACTACCATCGAGGGGACTCGTGGCTGGCGATGAGTTTTTCAAGGCGTTCAACTACCGAGCTTACGTTCAACAAGAGTTAGCAGCCGAAGCAATCCAGAAAGGACTCAGGGGCAAAAACCTATCTAAGTATGTTGCAGATAGAGTCCAAGGTTACACCACTGAGACCGGAAGGATCTTCAATGAGGCAGGCATTAGGCGCGACGCAGAGCTCAAAGCTGACGAGATGGATCTAAAGTTTGAAGAACGACAGAACTTTATCGAAAAGGAAGTCGCTAAGTCTACCCAGCAGCCTTTTGTTTTACCTGATGGCACAGAGCTCAGCTTCAAAGACCGGGGCGTCTTGACTGCTAAGGCAGAGCAGATGGCGAAAATCAACACGCACACTCAGGACTCACAGAACAGCGTGTCAAACATGTTGTCTATGTTAACGCAGAAACACCCAACGCTTAAGTTTGTGATTCCGTTTGTGCGCACACCGACGAACCTGTTGACCTACGGTATCTCTCGGTCTCCCTTTGGATCTCTACAGGTCCTAAGTAAAGACTTTAGGGCCAAGCTTAGGAGCCCTGACGCTACAGTGCGGGCCGAGACACGAGGACGACTGGCTACCTCAGTGACCACCACGGCTGCCTTGCTGTATTTCTTACAGAGCGGTAAAGGCCAAGGGCTCATCACAGGCTATGGCCCTAAGAACAAAGAGCAACGAGAGTCATGGGAGATGAACAACCAACAGTATTCGATTAAAATCGGAGACAAGTGGGTAAGTTACAACAGACTCGACCCGATCGCTACGATCCTCGGCGTTGTCGCTGACATCAACGAAGCACAGACATACAACGAGCTCGACGACGGGGACCTTGAGAAAGTCTTTAGCGTTGCGGCCCTTGCGTTCTCAAACAACATCACGTCTAAGTCTTATGTCCAGGGCCTTGATAACCTCTTTGATTTCTTGAAGTTCAAAGACCCAGTGCGAGACGCAGAGAAGTTCCTCGGTAGCATCGCCGGAGGCTTTGTGCCTAACGTGATCAACCAGTCACTTAACTACGAAGAAGACAGACCACTACGTGAAGCCCGTGGGATCATTGACCGTATGATCAAACGGACACCCGCTGGGGGTAACTTACCTCCGAGGCGTAATATGCTCGGTGAAGTCATGACGGTCCCGAGTAGCGGGGGTGTCGCTGGTGTTATTAATCCATTATACATCAAAGAAGACCCGAAGAACGTAGTTGAATATGAGCTTTCTAACCTTAGGTCTGGCTTCAGACAACCATCGCGGTTCTTGAGGCCTGGCGTTGAAGAGTTAGATATGAAAGAATATTATAACCCAGAGACTGGCCAACAGTCTTACGATAGGTTCTTAGAGCTCGTCGGGACCTCAACGATCCGGGGTAAGACACTGCGACAACGCCTAGAAACCATGTTCAACAGTAAAGAGTATGCGGCGTTACCAGAGGCAGATCTCAAAGACGAAACAGGGAGCGACAGCCCTAGAGTTGCCGCAGTGCGACGTATGATCAGGGCCTACAGGGGCGTAGCGAAATCAAAGATGCTCAAAGAAAACCCAGAGCTCCGCATGCGCGAGGCCGAAGCGATACAGAAAGCACGCGCAGCCAGAACACAATAATGAACTCAACGTATGCACCGTCACTAGTTGGCGTAACAGGGCTCCTCGGGGCCATCACCCTTGAAAGTGTTAACACCTCGATCGCTATTTGCGTCGGGGTCACCACGCTTACATATTTAATAATAAAAATAAGAAAGGAACTAAAGTAACATGGACCGCTCAGATAAACTATATGAACTCCAGGACCTATTGATCGAAGAGTTTTTACTCAGGGTCAAATCAGGAGAGGCATCCACGGCTGACCTATCGACGGTCAGACAGTTCCTCAAGGACAACAACGTGTCCGCCGTGGCCACCGAAAGCTCACCACTCCACGAACTAGTCAACGCCTTGCCGTTCCACGACGATAACGTAGACCGAATTGTAAACATGGCGTCCAATGAGTAGAAACTACAAGAGCGAATACGCTAACTACCACGCTAAGCCGAACCAAAAGAAACGCCGAGCCGGACGCAATGCCGCACGGAGACTCATGGCTCGCAAGCTGGGACTCAGCAAAATCAAAGGGCGCGACGTCGATCACAAAGACCGAAACCCAAGGAACAACGCTGCGTCTAACCTACGGCTCCAAAAGAAAAGCCAAAACAGATCACGAAATGGCTGACCTAAGGCAACTCAAAGACTTCAGGAACTTTCTCTACCTAGTGTGGAAACAACTTAACCTACCTGAACCAACTCAAATACAATATGAAATCGCGGATTACATGCAGCACGGAGATAAACGAGCAGTTATCCAAGGCTTTCGAGGCGTCGGTAAAAGCTGGATTTGCTCTGCTTATGTTGTCCACCAGTTGCTCCTCGATCCCTCAAAGAACATACTTGTTGTCTCTGCTTCAAAGACTAGAGCAGATGACTTCTCAACTTTTACTCTTAGGCTTATCCATGAGATGCCACTCCTTAAGCATCTTATACCCCAGGACAAACAACGATTCTCCAAGATCTCGTTTGACGTCGGGCCAGCCCCAGCGTCACACGCCCCGTCCGTTAAGTCCCTGGGTATCACATCTCAACTGACCGGGTCTCGTGCTGACATTATTGTGGCCGATGACGTCGAGGTCCCTAATAACTCGGCGACCCAGATGATGCGAGACAAGCTCGGAGAACAAGTCAAAGAGTTCGATGCGATCATTAAGCCCCTCGACGACTCCAAGGTAATCTTTCTAGGAACACCACAGTGCGAAGACACGATATACCGACAGCTAACCGAGCGTGGCTACCAGACCCGCGTCTGGCCTGCGCAGTATGTCACCCCAGACCAGAACATGAAGCGATACGATGGTCACATCGCTGAGTGTTGTATTAATATTGATAATAAAGGAAAGTCAACAGAGCCACTCCGGTTCTCTGATGTGGATCTTGCAGAACGTAAAGTATCCTATGGGTCTGCAGGTTACGCCTTACAGTTTATGCTCGATTCGAACCTCAGTGATGTCGAAAAGTATCCACTCAAGATCTCAGATCTGATTGTGATGTCGTTGGACACTGAGCTTGCCCCAGAACGACTAGTGTGGGCCAAAGACCCGGACCTAGAGTGGGACGGATCGATCCCCAATGTCGGCATGACTGGCGATAGGTTCTACAGGCCTATGAAGACCCTGGGTAAACACATAGAATACACAGGGACCGTTATGTCTATCGACCCGTCAGGACGAGGTAAAGACGAGACAGGCTACGCGGTAGTCAAAATGTTAAACGGGTATCTTTATGTCACAGCGGCTGGTGGAGTCCAGGGAGGATACTCAGAGGAAACACTCAAGTTTCTCTCTATGACCGCCAAAGAACACAAGGTCAACGAGATTGTTGTAGAGTCTAACTTCGGTGACGGCATGTTCGTCGAGTTACTTAAACCTGTGTTGCGCAAAGTCCACGCTTGCACAATCGAAGAGGTGAGACACAGCACACAGAAAGAAAAACGTATAATCGATACGCTAGAGCCAGTGATGACTGGGCATAAGCTGGTGGTTGATCCTAAGGTCATCCAGAACGACTACGAGACTAGCCAGGTGTATCCTAAAGACCACGCTCTAAAATACCAGTTGATCTACCAGCTCACACGTATAACACGAGATCGCGGCGCTGTGACCCATGACGACCGCTTAGACGCGCTTTCGATGGCTGTTGGTTACTGGAGTCAGCAAATGGCCCAAGACGCGTCAGAACGCATCCTAGAGCGAAAAGACGACGATATACGAAAAGAGCTACAGAAACACGCCGAGGCTTACTTTAAGATCCGCCGCGGGGGCGCCAATATTCTCACTTGGTAATTCGTAACGCCTATAATGTAGGACTATAGGTAAAACAATAAGCGATATTAACTAATGTAAGAACAAAAACCAATGATTTTATATGGATGGGGGAAATACAGTATTGACAAGGGTAGAAATGTCCCCCTATAGTAACTATAGGTTAACTAAAGTCAGTAATTAGTGATAATAACAATATTGAATATTACACTAAAGTTAGTCTATAGTTAGACTCTAAGTTAACTCTAAGTAACTATGGCCAAAGATTTACAAAGCGTCACTGCTATCCTCGGAGAACATTTTGAAAACTATGTGATCCTAGTGGCTGACTCTAAGCACAGCTGCAAGATCATCTTTGATAACCACTTTGCCGCTAAAGGACTCGTCAGTGTCGCAAAGAATACTATTGACGATAGCCTTGGTTCTGGTATGAACTGCTTCGAGATCGACTTCGGTCCACTTTCAGATGACTGACGGTTAGTCTCATAATGCTTCTTTTGCATTCGTTGTTCCATTAGGCAGGGCTCTTAGTTAACGCTGGGGGCCCTGTTCTATTTTTGGTAAAAATATCTGACACCCCTTATATAACGCAACAGTTCGCCGCGATTCCCCAGGGTAGGCCTAGCAGCTGACCAAGCGAACATTGTTCAAAGACTCAGCGATTTCTTTTTGTCAGCTGGGAGCGTCTGCATCACCAGTAATACGCGAGGGGTGCCAGGGTAGACAATGAGTGATCACTAGGTCGCGCGCTGGGAGGCACTAGGTAGTCAGTGAGTGATCGCCGGGTGTCATCGTCAGGGTGTGTTTGTCATTGTGCGGGTGTTTTTACGTTTTGATAGGCCAGCGATTACTCAGGGATAACAGAGGGATAACAGAGGGATGACTATGGATAACAGAGGGATGACAGGAGGATGACCGATCGCTAACTAAAAACACCAATGCAACCGACCGTCACCAAATGACAACCGAGCGCTAAATAAACTTGAGAAAAAGCTGGAAGAACAAAAGAAAGATCCTAGTATGACAACCAATGGCACTTGATGCCATCACCAAAAAAGCAATATGGAAAACACAATAGATCAGGTCATGCGTGACCTACAGATAGCCCGCAAAAGACACGCGGATGCCGCAGATAAACTTGAATTCGAGATCACTAGAGCAATTGGGCTCTTGATGGATATTCAAGGCGAACGCGATCACATGGAGTTGCCACGCCAAGCAACACTAGATTTCACTGTCATAGAGAGGGGGAACAAGTGAACTTCTTTATTGTGATAATCATCGTCATCATGTGGTCAGCAATCGCAACTCTAATCATTAACCAGTAATGAAAACAACAGCGAAAACAAAGAGCTCTGTTATTGTTGGCAACCTTAGAGCATGGCGAGCCCTAGCGACACCAGAAGACATCAACGCCGGGATCGTATGGTATAACGAAGCACACCAAGTCGCTCAGGAGATCTCTACTATCATTGGGGGAACTGTCTGGCAAGGCGCTGCAGTGATCAGCGCGTTGTCACCTATGAACACATGGGAAGGCAACAAGCACAACGCAATCGAGCTAGCTAAATGTTGGGCCCTTGGTGGTTCAATAGGTGACGTTTCGGTCTCTACGTTCAATGCGAACAAGCGTAAAGCATGGGAAATATTAAATAATAATCCCAAAGCGCTTAACCAAGAGTCGCGGAAAACGTGGAGCTTCGCCAAGACGATCGAGCTCAAAGAGCGCGCTCAGTGTGTCGTTATTGATCGCTGGCACTTGAGAGCATGTTTGACACGTTCTAAGACACGCCGTGATCAACTAGGCGAGTCTGTAGGAATTCCACAGTATGACCGCATAGAGCGCCTAACGATGAACGAAGCAGCTAAACTAGGAGAAGCGCCTTGTGTTTATCAAGCGATCATTTGGTGCACTATCAAGCGCCATTGGGAAGGGGGTTCTAAGTGAAGCTAACTAATGATCAACTAGAAGCTGCAGCGATCGCTGCCGAAGAATGGCCGAAGCATTACCAAGCGACTATAGCTCTTTACACCAAGGACCTAACATGGCCAGATACTGCCGAAGATGAAGCTAATAGATGGAAATGCGCGCGCAAATGGGGCTTACCTGTTGGCGCTTGGTGACCAGCTGTTTCCGCTTGTGTCTCTGTATGGGACACCGAAGAAACGAAAACGTTTTTAGAAGACGCTGAGCTTGCTGGATACGAAGAGCTAGAAACACCGGACACGGTGAGACAGCAGGAGATGCACGATGAGCTCTTTGCTGCTCTGCACACGCTCCAAGCTATCGCACCGGATTACACAAGGATCATTGATCAACCGGGGAACGCCAAGCTCGTAGCTTCTAAATTTAGAGAATATAAGACTAATGAAGATTAACAAGAAAGGAAGGCCTCGCGATTCTTTTGGGTTCCCTCTCGCGCTTAATTGGAACATTGTCCTAGACAACCAAGCACAAGGAAAACCACTGACACAAGGCGCCTACATTATCACCAACAACAACAACCAAACAACAAAAAAGCAAAAATGAAAAAGACAGAAAAAACAAAAGACCAGAAACGACACGACGACAAGATGCTAGCTTTCGCGCTATCGCGAGCACACACTAGTGCATTCGAGGTAGTCATGGAGTTTAAAGAGTATTACCAAATGAACGAATGCGACATCACTGCTATTCCTTCTGGTGTCGTGTCGCAAATCATGGGAATACACGATTGCGAGATAAACAGAGCTCACAACAGGAAGGCGCAAAAATACGTAGGCGAACAATGGGAAGAAGACACAACGCCACTCAGCGCTTACGATGATCTCTAATTGATCCACACAAAACAACCATAAAACAAGCCCCTTGGATTGATTCCTTGGGGCTTTTCTTTGGTCAAAAACCGATCGCTTGAACACTACTCAAAAGTCAGCACACCGCCCTACTATCATCAGCGTGCCCGTAAATTTCTAGGCGTGCCCGGAAAGTTCATTAACAATAAATAATATTACTAATGTGAAATAGTAGACTAAGAGTAGACTTAGAGTCACCTTTCTGAAGAAGCTATTGTTGTCCATAGTGTAATAATAATATTTGTTTTAACTAATAAGGAATATCACTAGTCGATCACTAAGTGTAACTATAGGTGTGTCGGGGCGGGGGTCGTCAAGAATAAAATTGACAATATTAGCGTTTTTACCTAAAAACAGCCATGTTGGACACTGAAAAAGACATGGAAAGAAGGTTAATACGAGATGAGCTAAAGATGCTCGCCCAGACAATCAAGAGAATCAAGGCTCGCCAAGCGAAACTCAGAGCACTACTAAAAGATGACACCAAATGAAGAGATCAAGGCGCTTACCCAGGAAGATCTTAACCAAGACATGGTTGACCTTGGCGTTGGTCGTTACCGTAATCGAGTGGAATCTGCGAAGGGCCGCGAAGCAGAAAGCGAAACGAAATACGGACAGAGGTTAATCCGGGGTGGTTTGCCTGCGTTTACCAAGGCGATCGACGAGATGGTCGCGGGGTGGGACAACAGGAACAGTGCGCTCTGGCAGTTGTCTTTGCGTGACATGAAGCCCTCAGTGATCGGCTTTATTGTTATCAAGGCGGTCCTCGACTCGATTACCTTGAAGAAAAACATGGCGTCTGTGAGTCACTTTGTTGGTTCGCGTGTCGAAGACCAGCACCGCTGTGATTTCCTAGTGCGCAACAACGAGGCCAAAGGGGAAGGCATTGTGTTAGGTGCCCAGAAACGCCGAGGTGGCCTTAGTTCACAACGACGGCACATCAAGAGCTCGATGCGTAACGAAGCGTCAAAAGGCCTCATGCCGGACTATGACGACTGGAGGCGCCGCGACAAGTTATCGTGTGGTTTAACCTTGGTAGAACTGTTGCGTCATGTCACTGGTCTTGTTGAGTATGTATATATATTAGAAAAAGCAGGCAAGAAGCCAACACGCTACGTTACTGCCTCTAAGTCTACCTTTGACTGGATTGAGAACTACAACGACAGCAAAGAGCTCTTTGAGCCGTTCTGGTTGCCCACTGCCGACGCACCGTTGCCTTGGCGTTCTATCTGGGAAGGTGGTTACGACACTGCAGGCACAGCGTTACCAAAGCTACCGTTTATCAAGACGTCTAACATGGACTTCTTGCGAGACAACGAGACCCGCCACGTCGAGACGCCAATGGAAGCGTGCAATCTGATCCAGGGGACACCGTGGGTAGTGAACCCGAAGGTCCTTGGGGTCGCACAGTGGGCCTGGGGTAACAACGTAGAGATCGGTGCGTTACCGTCCAAAGAAGACGAGGTGATCCCTGACGTTCCTAACGACTTCCACGATGACGAAGAGGTAAACCGGAAGTGGCGCCGTATGGCCGCTGGGATCTACTCGCGCAATGCCAGCACCAAGTCCAAGCGCCTGCTCACCAGCAAGATTATCTACACAGCCGAGAAGCTCAGTGCCTCTCGGTTTTTCTATCCGAGTCACTGTGACTTTCGGGGTAGAGTATATAATATATCATCGTCTTTGAGTGTCATGGGGAACGACCTGTGCCGTGGGTTACTACAGTTTGCCCGGAGTGAGCGCGTGGCCAACGACAACGACGCCAAGTGGCTTGCTGTTGCTGGGGCAAACGCCTGGGGTAACGACAAGGTCACGCTGGCCGAGCGTTGGCACTGGGCCCAGAAGTTCACCGAGCGAGCCATGCGCATCGCCAGGGACCCACGCCAAGACCTCACCTGGACCAAAGCTGACAAGCCTTGGGTTTTCTTGGCGTGGTGCTTCGAGTGGGCCGAATACAAGACACACGGTAAAATTAACTCGACGTTACCAGTGAACCTCGATGCCTCCAACAATGGCCTACAGATTCTCTCGATGTTAACCAGAGATCCGTATGGCATGAAGGCCACCAATGTTTTACCGACAGACAGTCCAGAAGACATCTATGGTGTTGTTGCAGAGAATGCCCTGGCGTCACTCAAGGCCGACGGGGGTGACCTAGCGCGCGCCTGGGTGAACTTTGGTATCGATAGGCGCACCTGCAAAAGACCTGTAATGTGCTATTCATATGGGCTCACTCCGTATTCTAATCGTGCATATATTAATGAATGGTATGACGAACAAATCCACGGGAAGAAACGAGAGAAGCCGTTCAGTGACGACGTGAGATACCAAGCGATCCAACTGTTAGCCACGCATGTCTGGCAGGGCATTGAGTCGGTCTTAGAGAAACCTAAGCAGTGTATGGATTGGTTCCAAGCGTGCGCCAAGCTCATCGCTGATCAAAACAAAGCGCTGTCTTGGGTGTCACCGACAGGTTTCCCGGTGCACCAAGAATACTACAAAGTCCACAACCAGCAGGTAAATACATATATATCAGGCAAAGCGACGTGCGTTAAGTTCCGCGAGGACGACGACACGTTGATCAGTAGGCGTCGCATGGTCAACGGTGCATCACCTAACGTCGTCCATAGCCTAGACGCAGCAGCGCTCCACGAGACTGTTGTTCGGTGTAACAAAGAGCACGGAATCTACGACTTTTCGTTTATCCATGACAGCTATGGCACCCACGCAAACAAGTGTGACCAACTTTCTTCAACTTTACGTGAAGTTTTTGTTGACTTCTTTTCGCGAGACCTATTAAGTGAATGGCGAAGTCAGTTACAGGAACAACACCCAGAGCTAGATTTCCCAGTGCCGCCAGAGTTTGGTGACGCTGAGATCAAACAAATTAAGGAGTCAACATACTTCTTTGCATAAAACCTAAAACAAAACTAGAAAGAAAAAGACAATGAGTAATAAACTAATCGTAACACCCGAAGGAGAAGCACTATACCCGCATCTCCATGAGCCAGACTACAAGTTCAACACTGGGGGTGTTTACCAGGTGAGACTGGTGCTGACTGAAGCAGAGTGGAACGCTATGAAAAGCGACTACGACGAACTGTATGACGCTGAGTATGCCAAAGCGGCTGAGAAGGCCAAAGGTAAACTCAAGAAAGACCCTTCGACACCGTTTAGACAAAGCGACGCGGGTTTTTACATTATGGCCAAGCAGGTCGCCCAGCGTCAAACCCGTGACAAAGGTGTTATTAATTTTAATGTAGCTTGTTGCAATTCTACAGGTAAAAAAATAAAGATGCCACAGGTTGGCACTGGGTCTCGCATCAAGTTAGCACTAGAGCCTCATGTCTGGGTTGTCAGTGGTAAGTTTGGGGTGAGCCTTCGCTTACGATCTGTCCAGATTATTGAGCTAATTGAATACGGATCTAAAGATTCGATCTTCGGTTCAGTCGAGGGCGGGTTCGATGGCGGTGAGGATTTCACCACAGAACTACACGATGAGGAGACACAGGGCAAAGAGAACGGGGATTTTTCGTTCTAGACTAGAAAAGCGTGTGGCCTCGGCCCTTGAAGGGGCTGGGGTCAACTACTCTTACGAGAGCCAAAAGCTCAAGTATCTGAGGCCGCAGACTTACACGCCTGACTTCGTGTTGCCTAATGGCATCATGTTAGAAGTCAAGGGTTACTTTGAGGGCTCAGACCGCACCAAACACTTACTTGTTCGTGAGCAAAATCCTGACGCAGATGTTCGTTTTGTATTCCAGAATGCAAACACGACGCTCAACAAGAACAGTAAGACGACCTATGGTCAGTGGTGCGATGATAATGGCTTTGAGTGGTGTGACGCAAAGAGCAAGATACCAAACGAATGGATCAACTTACCTCCGCCTTGACGCATCAGCCTTGCCCGGACTGTGGCAGCAGCGATGCATTAACTATAAATACTGACGACTCCACTAAGTGTTATGCTTGTGGAGTTTTTCGTGCCGGGAATGGAACACCGAGAACAATGGAAAATATAATAAATAATAATAATAATGACTTTATCGACGGGGAATACACTGCGTTAGAGTCTAGGGGTATCGACGAGGCTACTTGCCGTCGTTTCAGATACCAAGTAGGCCACCTTAACGGTAAGCCTTGTCACATCGCAAACTACTACGACCTGCCGGGCCAGAAGATCGCCCAGAAGTATCGCTTCGCAGGTAAAGACTTTCGATGCGCCGGAAAGCCCGATCATTTCTTCGGGCAGCACCTGTGGGCTAACCCAGTGCCAGGCTTTAAGCTTGTCGTAACCGAAGGAGAAATCGACGCGATGTCTGTGGCAGTAGCCCAGGGCGGTGAGTTCCCTGTGGTGAGCCTTGGCGCTGGCGCTCAGTCTGCCAAGTCGATGTTCAAGAAACACTTTGACTGGCTCTCTGGTTTCCAGGAGGAGATCTTGATGTTCGACATGGACGAGAGTGGGCGCAACGCCGTCGAAGAGGTTGCCCATATGTTACCTGCGGGTAAGTGTAAGGTTGCTCACCTGCCACACAAAGACGCCAACGAGTGTCTTATTGAAGGCAAAAAGTCTGCGATTATCGGTGCGATCTTTAGCGCTAAAGTCTGGCGCCCTGACGACATCTTGTCTGGCGTAGAGCTCTACGAGAAGATCGCCGAGCACCACGAGGTCGAGGCTTTAGATTATCCGTTCTCCGGGCTCAACAGGATCACACACGGACTTCGCCAATCTGAGATTGTGACGCTCTGTGCAGGAAGCGGTATCGGCAAGTCACAGGTTTGCCGGGTGATCACGCACCACCTAATGAAAACTACTGACAAGCGCATTGGCTACATCGCGCTCGAAGAGTCAGTCGAGAAGACAGCCTTGAGCATCATCGGTCTTGAGATGGGCAAGTGTTTACACTTAGAACCGTTTGAACGCGACGACGCCTTCAAGGATGCCTTTGATGCGACAGTAGGTAGCGGTCGTTTTTACGTCTATGATCACTTCGGTAGCCTTGCGTCAGACAGTCTGCTCAACCGGATTCGCTTCATGATCAAAACCTACGACGTTGACTTTGTTGTTCTCGACCATATCAGTATTGTTGTCTCGGGCATAGGTGACGGCGACGAGCGTAGGCTTATCGATAACACAATGACCGCACTGCGCTCTCTTGTCGAAGAGACCAAGGTTGCGTTGTTACTCGTGAGTCACCTTAAGCGTCCTGAGGGCCGAGGTCACGAAGAAGGACGAGCAGTTAGCCTGGCGGACCTTAGGGGCTCCCAAGCCATAGCTCAACTGTCAGACATGGTCCTGGGACTGGAAAGGTCGCAGCAAGCCGAAGACCCAGAGGACCGCAACAAGACAACCGTGAGGGTCCTGAAGAACCGTTTTAGCGGGGAGACAGGCGTGGCGTGTTCGTTGGCTTACGACAAGGACACAGCGCGACTCACTGAAACCCACGTCATGGACACCACTAACCCATTTTAAATGATGAACACAGCAGTATTTGACATAGAGACCAACGCGATCGGCAACTGGAATACCCTAGAGGGACTAGAGGTTGTGCATTGCATTGTCATCATGGACAACGAAGGGACCCACCGCTATCGCAACAACGGTGAGTGTAATAATATTAATGAAGCACTAGAGAGATTATCTAAGGCTGACTGTTTGGTCGCACACAATGGCATCGGGTTCGACCTTCCGGCCCTGCGTAAAATGTATGGCTTTGAGCACCCTACTATCATCGACACGATGGTCTTGGGTAGACTCAACCACCCAGACCGTAAACGCGAAGACTGGAACGAAGCGAAGCTCCCTACGTTTTTGCGCGGGTCGCACTCGTTGAAGTCCTGGGGTATGCGCTTGGGTGTCCACAAAGACGAACACGGTGCCACCGAGACCTGGGAACACTGGAGCCAAGAGATGGAAGACTACTGTGTCCAGGACGTGGTGGTCAACGAGGCCCTCTTTGCTTACCTCATGAAAGACCGGACGCACACTGACCAAGACCTCGTGCTTGAGATGGACTTTGCGCGGGCCATAAGAACCCAAGAAGAAAATGGGTTTCCGTTTGACGTCGAGGGGGCCAACAAGCTCCTCAGTAAACTAGTGACAAGGCGTGCTGAACTTGACGGCGAACTACAGCACACGTTCCCGCCACGCGTAGTCGAAACTAAGCGCCCTTGGTGGGTAACCCCTGATGGCAAGAAGTGGCTAACAAAGAAAGAGGCGAACGAAGCGGGACACAAGGACGTCAAGAAAGGCGAGATGCGAACCAAAGAAGTTCCGTTTAACCCACAGAGCCGCGATCAGATCTCAGAGCGCCTCATCGAAGACGGTTGGAAGCCTGAGTGTTTCGAGGGTAAGCGCCCTGCGATCAACGAGGCAGTGCTTCGTGGGATCGACACACCCCAGAGCCTAAAGTTACTAGAGTATCTGTTGGTTGCTAAACGCCTCGGTCAGTTAGCCGAAGGTAAAAACGGTTGGCTCAAGCTTGTTAATAATAATAATATTTATGGCTCAGTGAACACAGGTGGGACCGTCAGTGGCCGCTGTAGCCATCAGTCGCCGAATGTCGCACAGTGTCCTTCGGTTTCCGCTGAATACGGCTACGAGTGCCGTGCGCTGTTCACTGCTCCTCCAGGGCGTGTCCTTGTGGGTTGTGACGCTTCGGGGCTTGAGTTGCGAATGTTAGCCGCTTACCTGCACAAGATCGACGACGGGCGCTACACCAACGAGATCCTAAGTGGTGACGTGCACACAGCGAACCAAGAGGCCGCAGGCTTGCCTGACAGAAACGCAGCGAAACGCTTCATCTACTGCCTAATCTACGGCGGGTCAGACTCGAAGATCGGAGAGGTCGTCGATGGGACCGCCCAGGATGGCAGCAGGCTCAAGGCTCAGTTTTTCAAACAGATGCCAGCGATCAAGAGGTTACGCGAGGCCGTCAAAGACAAAGTAGAAGGCTTTGGTTTTCTCAAAGGACTCGACGGTCGCACACTGCCCTGTAGGTCCCCGCACTCGGCTGTTAATCTTTTGTTACAGTCAGCCGGGGCGATATGCATGAAGCAAGCACTGGTGCACTTTGTCAACGACATGGCCGGAGAAGACTACACGCTCCACGCTAACGTCCACGATGAGGTCCAGTTTAGTTGCCCTCCAGAAAAAGCAGACGAATACGGCCAGCGCTTTGTCAATGCTATCATCAAAGCTGGTGAAACCTTTGGTCTCCTGTGCCCACTAGACGGAGAATACAAAGTCGGAAACAACTGGGCTGAAACACACTAAAGATATGAAATTAATAATAGACGGAGATATGTTCCTTTACCGCGCCTCGTTCTCTACTGAGGTTGAAATTAAGTGGGACGAAGACACATGGACACTACACTCTAGCGAGAAGGAATCACAGCACAGCTTTGACTCTTGTCTTATGAGTGTGGTCAACAAGCTCGACAAAGACGCAGTGTTTATCCTCGCGTTCTCAGACACCGAGAACTACCGCTACGATATATTCCCTAATTATAAATCAAACCGGAAAAACACGCGTAAACCTCTAGGCCTAAAAGCTCTACGCTCATGGGCCATTGAGTCCTACGATTCCCGTGTGTTCCCGCGGCTTGAGGCTGACGACGTGTGCGGCATCATGGCCACTGAAGACCCGACCTTTGTGGCGGTCAGTGGTGACAAAGACTTCGGGACCTTACCGATCACCTGGTATAACATGTTGCGAGACGAGATGCGCAGTGTCACCCCTGAAGAAGCCGACAAGTTCCACCTCATCCAGACACTCGCAGGTGACCCGACCGACGGCTACATGGGCGTCAAAGGGATCGGCACTAAGACCGCCGAGAAGATCCTAGAGAAAGACGGATACAACTGGGAAACGGTGGTGGCGACCTACGAGAAAGCAGGGCTCACCGAAGACGACGCACTGGTCACCGCCAGGCTCGCCAGGATACTCCGCGCCTCTGACTACGATGGCGTTGACATTAAACTGTGGACACCATGAGACACCTACTGATCCTAAGTGAAACTATGAGACGCGCTGGTGTCACGACGTTCTACCGGGCGAGCCTGTGTATCGCTGTGTTCGAGCGGCCAGGCATTGAGAACAGCCTTTTGGCTCGACTCATGGGCCTTAGCGGTGAGAACATCACAGCGGCCATGCGTTATCTCGCTAAGCACAACTTGATCCACAAAGACACAGTCATTACGTCAGACAAGAAGCGTATTAATAAATATTATCCCACACCGTATCTAAAAGACACCCTAGTTAACTTAGAGCACGACCTAAAGAACCACTACCATGAACAAACAAAATAATAGCGTGTTACCTGACTCAGGGGAACGCAGTGAATTCGACACGGGAGCCGTGCGTGACGCCATGATCGGCAAGGGAATGCCTAGTTGTATTCCTGTTGCTGCTCTCCAGGCTGTATCGCGTCGCTTCGAAGACGGTGCCACCAAGTATGGCAAGGACAACTGGCGCAAAGGCATCCCTTTGTCTCGGTATGTTGACAGCTTGTATCGCCACTTGTGGTCGTTTATGCAGGGAGACCTCAGCGAAGACCACAGTGGGGCGGTCATTTGGAATGCAATGTGTCTTGTAGAGACGCGCAAAATGATCGACAACGGTGATTTACCAGAACACCTAGACGATCTTTCTTGACTCATGAGCTTATATGAAAACACCGAGCACTGGCCTACAGTGCCGTTGAGTTTGCTTGAAGCTATCGAAAAGGCATATCCAAAGCGAGACTTTGGGCCTACTACACCTCTGAGGCATCTCGACCACCACTATGGACAGCGCTCGGTTGTTACGTTTCTCCGCACTGTTCACGAAGAACAAAACAAGAATATTCTCAATACCAACCTAAGACAATAAGCCATGTGTATGTCAGCCCCTAAGATGCCTGAAATTCCTAAACCTCCGGCACCCCCACCGCCGCCCACCAAGGTCGCACAGAAAGCTCTTAGCCCGGTCAGACAACAACGTAAAACTAAGGCATCACGTCGTTCTCCACTTACAATCCCTCGTTCTTCAATTAGCACACCTAAAGGAGGAGCGGGGGTTAATTATTCATAAATATATACTAAACAGAAACCATGCCTGAAATTACAAGAATCGGAACTGTGTCTCGCAATGTGACCAGCGCCGCTGATATCGACATGACTTGGAATGGAAGCTCTGGAATGTTTGCTGTCATTGGCACATTCGGATCTGCCCAAATCAAGCTCCAGCACAAGATCGCTGATTCTTATGTTGATATTGGTGAAGACGTAACGTTCACTGACGATGGCCAAGCACTGTTCACGACGTCCTCGAAAGAGCTCAAAGTTGACCTTAGTGCTGCGCCTACCAACGTAGACATCATCGTCGCTCCTGTCGCTGATAACAAAGCATTCTAATAATGTCTCTAACCCGACCACTCACGCGTCCGCTTACTAGGGCTCTTAGCCAATCGGAGCTAACCCAAAAACTTGGAGGGGGCTTTAGCATATTTGCGCTAAACCCTTACCTTTTGTTTGACGCGCGTGACTCGATGGTCGGGACCCTGGAGAACCCAACGCTCGACTTGAACCCGGCGTTACCTGAGACCCTCGACGTTATCACAGCGACCCGCGCAGGAACCGCGACTTACACAGATGTCAACGGTAACATAGCGCAAGCCCCAGCGAACACGGTGCGCGTTGACCAGACACAGGGAGCCGAGTTGACTCCGACGAAGTTTCAGAACATTGGGCAGACTGACTTTGCTAATTCATATTGGTTTGCCCGTGGCTTCACTAAGGTAGGGGCTGTAGATGGCCCGCTTGGTTACACTGGATATGAGTTCGCTGAAAATAACACTAATTCAAACCCCGGTATCCTTCCCTACACTAATTTATCAGATGGGTCACCTAAGACTTTTAGCGTTTGGCTAAAGGCAAGCAGTCCAGTTTCTATTGCGCTCGCCACAACGGGTAGCGTTAAGACTTCTACAATTAATGTAACTACGGAATGGCAGTTCTTCCAATGCACCGATAGTACCAACGGCGGTTCCGGCCCACACATCGGAGGTTTTTCAACAATCACGCAGGGTTCTGGGATTACTCTCTTCGCCGCAATGCCACAGTTTGAAGAAGGCACAACCGCGAGTGACTTCGTGGCGAACACAACGGGCAGCCCGAAGTTTATCACAGGTCCTACCTTTGGCCCACGAGTGCCGATGATTCTGGTGGAGCCGAGTGCGACGAATAGCTTTCTGTATTCACAACCAACATCTGCATTAGCTTTTGGTGGTGGTGGAATTAGAACATTTGATGCAGCGACTGCGCCTAACGGAGAAACTGAAGCATTTAGAATTACTAATAACGGCACTAGCGGAAATCATAATTATAGAGCAACTAGTTCCATAACTTTTGGTTCTGACTCTATGGTTCTGTCTGTATGGGCAAAGGCAGGTTCGGGCGGTAATAATTATTTTACGTGGTCTTTTCAAAATCTTGGCGGAGCAGTTGTTAGAGCTGGATTTAAGCTGGAAGGCGATGGTGAAACGCAAATCATTACCAATGGGAATGGTGGTCATACATTACAAATAGAAACATACCCTGATGGTTGGTATAGATGTATCATTATCGGCAATACTCAATCTTCTGGAACAACAACTCAATTTCTGTATACTGTGTCTGGATATACTGAACATTCTAGTATTGCTGGAGGTTCAGTTTTACTTTGGGGTTTTCAAGTCGAGAGCGGAAGTGTCGCCACGTCCTACATACCCACATCAGGTTCCACCGTGACGCGAGCCGCTGACGACCTTGAGATTTCCGGCAGTGCCTTTAGTGATTTCTTTAATGCAACTGAGGGGACGGTTTATGCTGAGTTTCTTTATGACCACGACCAGACGTCAAAATATGTTTATAGCATAAGTGAAACAGGCAATAATGAAATTCGCTCTCAAATATTGTCGTCATCATTAAGGAATCGTTACGTTGTCAATAGTTCTAATGTGGCTAATCTTGAAAAATCAGGAATTTTAAGGGGTTCTCTAAATCGGTCGGCGTTTAGTTATAAAACTAACAATTTTAGACTTAACCTCAACGGCACTACTGACTCCGAACAGCTTTCAGGCACGGCGAGTATAAATCCGGTCAGGCTTAGTGTCGGTAATCGGTCACTTGGTAACCATCTAAACGGCAGAATACGCAGAATCCTATACTGGCCATATTCGTCTGACCGTCTCTAACATATCTCTATAACCAATGGCACTCAATCTATCCACACTGACTTCCAGCGCGACATCTGGTGA